ACACCTGTAGGGTCTAACATTTCCAAGTCTAAGTCTTTCTTATAACCTGCAGCGTATCCCATACGACCTGTAACCGATTCTGCAGTTAATCTTACCCATTCCATTAATGCTTGTGAAGCAGAAGGTCCTATTGGGTCTCTGAACGTCACATTAATAGTGTTCCATGTAAATCTACCCGCAACGTAAGTAGATGTGTTTAGGAATGGAATTTCAGTCGAATTAATTTGGACATTAGGTCTTGAGGTCGACTCAACGTACCATGAGTTTATACCTAATGATGAAGGGAAAGTAAGAACAAATCTATTTTTCCTTTTCGGTTCATACGGTACGGGCATTTTCATTAATAAATCAGCCATAGTATTTTGGTTTTAAATTTCTTGTTTATTTAATTATAAATATCAGCTCAGAACTTTTTTCTCTTTACTTTTATTTTTTTATCTGTAAAATCTTATTCCAGCAGTTATAAATTATACTTCTAATTTATCTCCACCTTTAGTTAAATAAGTTTTTACTGGGCTTTCTTCATATTCTTTATCTAAAAACTTTTTTATTGATTCAATATTTCCTGGGTCATCATCAGAAAAACCAATTAAAGGAACAAAGTTATTCTTTACATCATTAGTAAATGTTACTTTTTGTCCTAGTTTCTGGCTTTGATATTTAACATAGTTTATAAATTCTCTTAAAGCTTTTATTTTACCTTCTTCAGGATTAGATGCTGAACCTTCACCATAAGTAACGGGATGATACTTACACATGTCTAAATATTCTTTTATAAGTAGTTGGTCGTCTTTTAAGACCTCTCCTGACAAATCACGATATTCTTTAAGGTTCCCGATAAGGGTCTGTGAATTAATTCCATTATGGTTTGTAACAATCATATTGTAGATTGCATCTTTTAAAACAGATGGTGTATGACCTCTAGCGGTTATAATCGCAAAAATAGAACCTCCGTTGATACACTCTACAAAATCACTCCACGATGGTCCCGGCTCCGCTAACATAGAGTCGACAATAAATCTTTTATCACCTTCTACACCGAAATTTCTGTAAGGATTTTCTGCGTATCCGACAATTAGTTCACCTTTATATTCAAAAGGTTCTCCACCTATTCTTTGTCTATATTCCGCGAAATCTTCAGTAGACATACCTACCTCATGACCATCATCAGCAACTAACATGATTTGAGTTGGCATAGTTACGATATTATCATCCCAGTCAAAAGCATAATACTTGTGGTCGGGATTACCGTCTTCCATACCTTCACTAACTAAAATGTTATTGAGGTTTTTTCTTATAATCTGTTTTAGACTCATATATTTTACTTATTAAGGTTCTGAATAAGTCTTTCTAATTGTGCTTCGGTCATAACAATGTTCTGAGGTTTCTCAGAATAGGTATTTACCCCATTACTCTCGATTTCCATAGACTCTCTTAAAATTTTCTTTTTGAATTCCATTTCTTTATTTTTTATTAAACGTTTAATTAAAGGCTAAAAATGGGGGACAGATTAACTGACCCCCATTTAATAATTATCAGATATCTTCAAATGATGCACCTGTCGGTGTGATTAAGAATTCGATATCAATAAATTCTAATGCTCTTGTTGGTTTTAGATAAATTTTTCCTACTAATGTATTATTATCTAAATCCTCAGGAGTGTTCTGAACTACGACTCTAAAGTCAATTAAACCTCTATCTCTTCTGATTGAATCTAAGATTGGGTTTACTGAATCCAAGAATTCTTGTCTTACTTGGTCGTCATTCTGTTCGAACAATAGTCTTACTGCCACCGCTGAAATTAACTTACGAGCTTGTAATAACAATCTTCTAACGTTAATTCTGTCGAGTGCAGACTCTTTAACTTGAGTAGTTTTATTACCCCATATTACAGTTCCCACATCTGAGAAAGTTGCAATCGGATTAATTCTACCTTTGTATAAGATATCTCTATCATCTTGTGTTAACTTCTTACGTGCTTTAATACCATTAACCAAACCTCTTGTGTAACCCGCTGATGCGAACCAAGGGAATGCGATATTATCGGTTAGTGCTAAGTTTCTAACAACCTCTGCCGTTGGTGGTAGGTATATTTGTGTATTATTAACGGTGTCTCTCGTTAAAATCCAAGGGTAGTAAGTAGCGGTGTAGTTAGAATCGATACCCGTATCCTCAAGGTTTTCAGTTGATTCTTGTGGGTAAATAAAGTTACCTGTAAAGTCTGAAGTTGTATTAACAAACATATTGTAATCAGGGGTAGTACAAATGTAGATTGAGTCAGCTCTATCTGTTTCAATAAGGTCTATAGCCTCCTCCACAAGATTTGAGTTGTTTACATAATCGACACCTGGTGTTGTGAATACATTAATGTTTACCGCTTCAGGGTTAACGAATGTAGACTGACCCCATAAGTAAGCGTAATAATCAGTATTTCCCCAGTCTTGTTTATCAGGACCAACTATTGTTTTAAACGCCCCCCATCCTGTTGCGGTTGGGAATCTTATGGACGTTGCCGCTCCTTTGAGGTATCCACTGTTACCTAATATGAATCTATCTCCGTTAGTACGGTATTCTCTGTAAATATCCCAACCATCAAAACCACCTGTGGGTATTAATGTAAACTTACGTGAGTTTAATCTATAGTATGGTGATGTATCACCTGGTTCACTTCTAAACGAGGCGTCTCCAACGTCGAACGCAGTTTCACCCGAAGTAGTCCATTGACTTGAGATAGTTATCACGGTCGCCCCTGAATCCATATGGAATCCTTTAGTTAGTACTGCCCATGGTGACGATTCAGTTGCTGTTGCTAAGTCAGTAGGATTTTGTTTACCTTTGTAAGATGCAAAATCAACGTCGATACCAACAGTGTTTGACACACCCAAATAAACTCTTCTTGGGTTATCTCCTGAACTTCTTGTTACATTATCACCACCCGTAGTACCGAATGGGGGATTTGCAATAATTTCACCTGGAGTATCATACTTTGTTTTATATATTAGATGAGGTGACTTATAATTTTTATACTGTCTTGTTTGATAACCTCTAAAACCACATGGTAAAGCATCTATTGGTGCTTCTTCATTAATTTCTAACATAATATAACGAGACTTTAATTCGAAGTCCCCATTTGCCGTACCTACTTTTTTAGCCACAAAACTATTAAGATTTGGGTCCATTGTACAGTTTGTGAATTTCTCTAAGACTACGGGACTTGAGTCAGTGTCATAAAAATCTCTTACAACTATATCAAAAGTTAAATTATTAAATGAAATATTTGCAATTGATACTTTTATTTCTCTGTTCGCACCACTACCGTCTGAAATTGAGATGAACTTGAATAAGTTAAATACCTCATTACCCCTTAATTCAGAAACTACATATGGGGTGAATGGTGTTTGGTATCTATCTAAATACCAACCGATACCTGTATTATCAGTATCGGTTCTAGCGCCATTGAATGGTAATAAATCGGTATTTAATCCTCTGATTTTACCTTGTCTATAACCTGTATTTAATAAGTTATAGTAAAGTTCCCCTACCATTAGAGGTACTTCGTTTCTATCCTTACCAAAGTTAGATTGTCCTAATACCTTACTTAAGAAGTTAGGGTCACTTAATGTGAAAGAGGTGTCAAAAGTAAACGTTTCTGAATCACTAGTTACACCTGATAATTGGAATGTTGCAAACGGATTGTTTGTGATTCCTGAATACGCGGCACTACTATTAATAGTGACATCAGTTAATCCCGATACTTCATATACTGGTCCATCATCATTACTATATGTTGAGATACCTCTTGAACGTAATGTTGAAATCACCATATTATGGTAATCAGTAATTACAGTACCTGAGTAAGTTGTATCATAAACAACCGCAGTACCTGTATAGTTATTACCTGACGTATTTGTAAGACCTGTAACGATTAAACCGAAACCTACACCTGAGTAGTCTTGGTCTGTAGAATCGTATGGGAATAAAGAGTAATACCAAGAATCATTTTTGGATGCTTCAAAATCGGCGGTATCGATAGTTAATCCGTCAACATCAAGTACGTTAGCACTACCAGTCCAATTTGATGTTCCTGTAATTGTGTCGTAGGTTCCTCCACTTACCGTACCGAACATGTAAGCAGTTTTACCTGAATTTGATGGGTCTACGATATCTTTATAAAGACTTGTTTTAAAATCATCCTCAATTGTGCTAACACCACCACTAAATGTAGTGTAAGGTAATGAGAAGTAATCTTCAATATATCCTGGTAAATCACTATAATTAGTGATTGTTGTCGAAGCGCTAGTTCCTGATACACCACTGAAAGTCACCGTAAAGGGACCTGCATTACCCGTACCAACTACTGTGTCTTTTTTAAGATTACCTACAGTTGAGATTGACCAAGCTGGACCCGCATCATAACCTGATAAACCAAGTATACGAGTTACAAAAAGTTGATTTGATTGTTGTAAATATGCCTTAGCAATGTATGCCGCTTCATATTTTGGAATCTGAGTGTTTATAAATTTGGTTGGGCTTGTACCGCCAAAATATGCAGTGAACTCATCGAAGTTTGTTATAAAAATGGGTTCAAACGCAGGACCTGACTGAGTTTCACCAACAATACCTAATGTAGTTACACCAACACTTTGAGCTACAAAACTTAAATCTCTTTCTGATGTGTATACACCGGGAGATACGAATACTTTGTCTGCCATATTAATTAGTTTCTATTTTAATTTATTTATTTGATAAATATTATGTAAAAACCGAAAGGACAAATACGTATAACGTATATTTATTTATTAGGCGCTCTTTTTTCTACCTTTTTTCTGACTTATTAAAAAAACCTACATATGAAAATCAAAAACCTAAAAATATCTGAAGAACATCACTCACTACTAAAGAGTTACTGTAATAAGAAAGGATTAAAGATGTATAAGTTTATTGAAAAAATGATAGAGGACACTTGTAAAGATATGACAGATATATATGGGGAGTAATTAAGTACTGTAAGGTATATGTGCCTCGGACTTTATAATCGACTCTTTTGTCGGGTCTAACTTAACAACATCTATCTTAATAGTGTCGTTAGTATTTATCTCAATTGATGGTAGGTCGTCCCCCATGTAATTATTGTTTATATAAACTGAGTACTCATCGACATTAATTGTGTCTAGAAAATTTAAATCTATCTTATAAGGATAAACCTCGGATAAACTAGTCACTCCCGATAAGAATAAAATATCTAACTCAAAGTTCTGAGGATTTGGAGGATGTTTTTTCGCACGTCTAGACTTAGTGTCTACTCCGACCTCATACAAGGTCAATGCCCTCGTAATCGCGGGAACTATTTCAAACTCCTCTTCATCAATTAAAAACCCTAACATTGTAAATGTGTAGTTTTGGATATAGTACTTCCTTTTCTCAATATCTAATACTGACTCATCAGATATACTATCTAAAATAATAGGGACGTAGTGACCTTTAACAAACGTATATGCTTGTCTTGATGAAAATTTTTGTAAAACAAGTTTGTTAAACTCGTTTAAATGTCTCATCTTAGTACAAAATATTTTTATATTGTATGTAATGTCTACAGGTACGGGTTGTGGTATTTTGTATATATCCATACCTTTTCTTTGACCGTCCCACGTTGGGACCTTTGCATAATAAAATTGTTTTCTATTAGGTATGGTGTATTGAAGTGATGGATTTGAACCATATTTCACTTCAGGTTGTCTTACTGTGGCAATAAATGGAGGTTTAATATTTTTATCCAAATCCTGAAACCTCCACGTTTCAGTAAACTGAGCCCAATTCTGAGTAGTAATAATAATATCAATAGGGTTTACGGTTTTACCGTCAGCAGACATTTCTAAATCTTCCTTTACAAAATCTAACATACCTCGGTCTAAGTCGGCGTGTAAAACACTCTTGGGTAAGTACGTACCATTTTCTTGAATATACTCAAGAAGTTGCTCCCTTCTTTCTAATAAAATTTTATCGGGAGTGATTTTTAAATCTTTTTTTATTTTTTTTGGAAACGCCATTAACCTACAATTTCATTAATATGGAATATTTTATTTTTTGTATTAATCATGTCGATTTCATTTGCATTATAAATTGGCTCTTCACTATCCTTTCTTACAAAAGAATCGTACTTATATGGATTGTAAGTAATTACTTTATCATTGGTTTCGGGTGGCATATTTTCACAAGGCCATTCACAATAATCGAGTAAAGTTCCGATGACAAAGGCGTGAACATTTTTTCTCATTTCTTTTCTAACTTTTTCCTTACCTCCCTCTCTTACTCTAAACTCGACATCTTTTAATTTAACATAATCCGCGTATAATATGATTCTACCGTCATACTGTACGGAAAATGTTTTTTTATGTAAGTTATAATAAACCATAACTTTAAGACCAATAGGATTAATTACCTCTTCTTGTTCAACAACTAACCCCATACGAGATTTTATTATATTTAATTCTTTTATATGTTTCTTTTTCATAATCCTCTAAATTCATTATCATTAACAGGTGATGCAATAATACTACGATAAAACGGCTTGTAACCCCCATAAGTATGCTTATTATCACTAACAACTCTACCGTCATTAACAACTGAGTAATATCTTACTCTGGACTCAGTTTCATAGTACCCGATATAATCACCATATTCTATTTCAATATCTAAGTCATCTAAAGTGTCTTGATATACGCCAACCTTTAAATTACCAGGTTCCATTTGTGACATACTACTTTGTCCGTAATTTTGATTTTCGGGTTGCTCTACCTGTACATATCCACGAAACTCCACAGGCGGATGAAACTTTATACCATCCTCAACAGTTTCTCCGTAAACATCATCAGTTTTAGTTTTTTGCTTATCAACTCTATAAAGAACAAGTCTAAAGTTCATATCCCCCTCAAGCCATTCACGACCCATCGCAATATCTAATTCAAAATCTTCGGCACCGAAAAACTTTTCTAATCTTGTAATAGGTATTTTTCTTTTACTCATTATTGATAAATATTCGGTTATTTGTTATATTTAACTGTATTTACTCTCGTATTGGAAAATAAAACATTAAACAACTTACCTGAAGTAAGGGCTCTACGTATTCTTGAAGAATACGATGGATACAATAACTATATCCTAAAACTTCAGTCTAAAATGAGGAAGTTTAATCATTTTAAGTTGACACGAGCTCAGTCGGATTACATAATAAAGTTTAATAAAGTAGTCCCTAAAATAGCTAGAAGGTGGGTTGAGTTAGATAGTTACTTCGCAAAAAAGTTAATGGACGACAAACTTTTAACTAAAAAACCCGAAAAGATTTATATTGAAAAACTTTTAGTTGAGAAAGAGAAGTCATATCACATATGGGGAAAACTTTTCGATAAGGAGGAACTTTCAAGCATTTGGTTACCTAAAGTTGCTCTTCATAAGAATAGACAAAGAGAGGTGAATATAGACTATGAAAAGTATAGTCATCGACCCCCACTATCACACCAAATAGAGGCAATAGAAAAATTAGTAGGTAACGACAAATATATTTTAGCGGATGACATGGGTCTTGGTAAAACCACATCCACAGTAATAGCTTCTTTAGAAAATAACTCTGAAAAAGTTTTAATTATATGTCCCGCGTCACTAAAAATAAATTGGCAAAGAGAGATAGAAAACTACACAGACAGAAATATTTCTATCATTGATGGTAAGAAATGGGAACCCTCGGATTACACAATAATAAATTATGACATTCTCAAAAACTTTCATGACCCAAAACATCCTGACAAATCAGATATTTTAAATTACGGTTTTGATTTGGTTGTTATGGATGAGGCTCATTATATACAAAACGTTAAAGCCGCGAGAACTAAAATCGCAAACAACATAGCGAAAAAAGTAGGTAAAGTATGGTTGTTAACGGGAACTCCGATGACTTCACGACCCATGAATTATTATAATCTTTTAGATTTGGTTGATTCACCTGTTGCCGAAAACTGGATGGCTTATGCAATAAGATACTGTGCGGGATACCAATTTAATGTTGGGGCAAAAAAAGTTTGGAATGTTTCAGGGTCTTCAAATCTTGAAGAACTCCGAGACCGAACAAAACCTCAGGTTTTGAGAAGGTTGAAAGAAGATATTTTAGATTTACCCGAAAAGATTATCACACCGGTTTATTTAAAGTTAAAATCAAAAGAATACGAAAAATTAATGGGAGAATACTATGATTGGTATAATTCATCTGAAGAATCCACATCACTCACAATACAGTTCTCTAAATTAATGAAAGTGAGACAGGTTATCGCTGAGAGTAAAATAAAAAACACTATAGAGTTGGCTCAGAACATAATAGACCAAGGAAAAAAGGTTATAATTTTTACTAATTTTACAGACACTCTTAATAAGATTACCGACCATTTTGGTAAATCTGCGGTTAAACTTGATGGTAAAATGTCAAAACCTCAGAGACAATATTCAGTGGACGAATTTCAAAGTAACGAAAAAATAAATGTTTTTGTGGGTAATTTAAAAGCTGCGGGTGTTGGTATAACATTAACCGCGGCTGAAGCAGTTATAATGAACGATTTATCATTTGTACCCTCAGACCATTCTCAAGCAGAAGACAGAGCTTATAGATACGGACAAAAATTTTCGGTGTCGGTGTACTACCCAATTTTTGAGAATGCAATAGAAGGTATCATATATAATATACTCAACAAAAAGAAAAACATTTTTGAGACAGTTATGGGTGATAACGAAGGAAAGGGTGATATAATGGAAGAAATACTAAATATGATTTCAGAAAAAAGATGAATTATTTTGTGTTCCGCGTTATTTATAGATAAAATAAATTATGGGAACTAAGTCAAAAATAGAAAAAATACGAGAGATAGAAAACCGTATTATTACTGAAAAAATTGGTAATAAGTTACCCAGTCAAATAATTCAAGAAATGAAAAAAATAGGAATCGAAAGGTTACCTTATTCTTATTCAGCCGTTGAACGTTTTATAGATAAAGAAACTATGAATGTTCATTATAACAAACACTATAAGGGATATGTTGAAAAACTCAACAAAGCGATTAAAGATAAGAGAGGTAAAGATAAGAATCTCGAAGACATTGTAAAAACAATATCAATGTTCGATTATACAGTAAAAAACAACGCTGGCGGAGCCTTTAATCACGCATTATTTTGGAAAATGTTGAGTCCAGAAAAACAAAGGTGTTCAGGTGAGATATATAAAAAGATAATTAAAGACTTTAAAACTTTTAATAATTTTAAAAGTAAATTTGAGTCCGTCGCACAAAAAAGGTTTGGTTCAGGATGGGTTTGGTTAGTTTTAACAAAAAATAATCGATTAAAGATAATGTCGACCCCGAATCAAGACAACCCTCTTATGAACACAATTAAAGGGGGTGGGTTTCCATTGTTAGGTTTAGACCTATGGGAACACTCATATTATCTTAAATATAGAAATAAAAAAGATGATTATATAAAGAATTTTTGGTCAGTGGTTAATTGGTCATTTGTAAATGATTTATATAATAGTCAAAATAAGGGAACCTTGACTGAGTCAGTACGACCCAAGGAGTTATTAGTTGAGTCTGAAAGTTCAGGATGTTCATCAAGGGATGTGAAAGAAACTATCGATTTATTCAATAAAAACCCAAGAATTAAATGGTCTTATAGAAAGGCGATAGATGAAATCTTTAAGGAAATATTTAAAGATTTTTGGAGAGAAAAACAAGGGGACCAGTTATCAGGTATTTATGATTTTGAGTATGAAGGTGTGGTCGAACCAGGAAGGTCAGTTCTAAATAAGATTAATACCAACGCAACGACATTTTGTCTATTAATGAATGATATGAACAAGGTGTTAAAGTATTACGGACACCAACCAATTAGTTTCAAAGGTAAAAGTGAAAGTCAACAAATAAAAGAGGTTTATAGATTTATAGGTTATATAAGAAATTTTAAAACAAGATTATTTGGACATGCGTCAAAAACGTTAACGAATATGTATAAAACTGTTAATAGAAGACACAAACAAGGTGACAGAACTGAACAAAATTCTGTCAAACTTTTAAATAAAATTTTTGGTGATGGAAATGTAAAACAAGTTGGTGAGATGGGTAGTGTCGTCGATGCGATAGGTGGAGTTGATGCCGTGATAAGAACACCTGAAGGTGATAAAACAGCACAAATAAAACCATTTAAATACTATACAGAAGACGATGGTAAAATCATTATGTTTGATACGGGAGTTATAAAACCCTATAAAACTGATTGGTTAGTTTTTCATAATAGCAAAAAAGGTGTAATGGTATTCGATAATAGTAATACTGAGATAATAGGGGGTAGATATGTCTTTAATAAAGAGGATTTATATAATACTTAATATTTATAATAAAAAGGTATATGTCTGCAATAACTGAACCACAAAGAAGTAAATTATTTACTAGAATAAAACACCTATTAGGAGCTCCTATAAGAGGTGTTGAAATAACCGATGAAATGATGGACTCACTATTAGAGTTGTCCATACAGGATTACGCTCAATATGTTAATGATTGGTTAATAGAATCACAATGGACCTCGTTATATGGTTTAAATTTAGATGAACAGTCATTAACTAGAGCATTTATTAGTCGAAGTTTAGACTGGGAAACTCAGTATACTTACGCATATTCTAAGATTGTGGGACTTCAAGCGGGGGGTGACTCCGTTTTGAAGAAAGATTATATTGATTTGGTTGCAGGACAACAGATTTATGAAATACCCAAAGGAAGAGAATTAAATGAACTTTTATGGTTTAGTCGAGCAGAATTAGACGCCGCTTATTTTGACCCATTTATGGGTGGATTTGGTGGTTTTGGTGGAGGAGGTTTAGGTGGTGGCGCTGGTTTTTCACAAATGGGTACTACAGGAAATTATTTTATAACTCCCGCTTTCGATATCTTATTAAGAATGCAGGATATTAACATTAAAAGAAGAATAATTTCGGGAGAGTTAACATATAGAGTTACCGCACTTCCTAATGGTAAAAAGGCAGTACACCTAATGAACGTACCTGGAGGTAAGTTTGATTTCGGGAACCTTGAAAACAATCAATACAAAGTATGGTATTGGTATTACGAAACCGATGATAGGGACTCATGTTTAGCGGAAAACCCTGATATTGTTAGACTTCCTTCAGATATTCCGATAGATGAAATGTTATGGGATGAATTAAATAGTCCGGCACAGACATGGGTAAGAAGGTGGTTCACGTCATACGTAAAAGAATCATTAGGTAGAGTTAGAGGAAAATACCAGGGAAATTTAAAAACGCCTGATTCGGAGATACAATTAGAATACGATTCGTTATTAACAGAATCTAAAGATGAAAAATCTAAATTAATTGAAGAATTAACACAGAGATTAGAAAGGTTAAGACCTGACAAAATGATGGAGAGACAGGCAAGTGAGGCTGAAAATTTAAATAAATCATTACAATATAGGGCATTCCCAAGACAGTTTTACTCTATCTAAAATGGCGATATTTAAATCAACACCAGTTACTAAAATTATTAATGGTATCACCATTAAAACATCAGAAGCAACTTTATTAAGTAATTCTAATTATAAAACTAACGGAGAAAGTGCGATTATTGTTAAAGACCTTAAGGCTTGTCAAATAGAATTAGATTCAAAAACTACCGAAAATATAACAATAAAAGCTCTTTGTGATGTATTAATAATTGCCGATTACTCTATAGATGATGAGTATGATGAGATACAACTTAATTCAGGGGCATCTGTAGAGTTAAGATTTTTAAGAGATGGATGGTATATTATGTCATCTGATGGGTTAAAGAACTCATAATAGTCTTATTTTTATTTACATATTCCTTATTTACTAAATCCATAGTGTTGTCTACATACATGTAGTATGGGTCTATTCCCACAGATTTCCAAAAAATTTGTTCTGTATCAGAAAGAGTTAATACCTCATCTAAAGTGTCTTGGTCACCGTCCTTTCTTGGATACCCCCTAACAAGTTTTGTTTGTGTTTTAGTAAATAGAGGTCTATCATCAGGATTTTCTACAAGTATTTCATCCCTAATCTCAGGAGAAAAAACAACCAATAAAGGTTCGATACGTTTGTTAAACGCAGTGATATAACGAGGGACATTGTAATCACCCAACTTATCGGGGTTTTGCTCAATATCATTTTCATCTACGTAATAACAGTTAATAACCACCTCATCTTTTTTCTTTTGTACATCACCGTGTGATTTACGAGTACCGTTATTTACATAATAAATGGTATCGCCAAGACCGACACTAAGACCATTTGCCATTGCAAGTTCCATATGTGCTTGACGAGACATGAATGACCCTGACTTAGTTCTTTTTGTGATGTGAACTTTATATTCCTCGATACTTTGTTTTACCCTCGCCTTATTTGCAATTTTTGCAATCGGTATTTCACGATTATAAAGTTTACCTACGTAATCATAATAAGAATCCAAAAACTCCTGACCTTTACCGTCCAACAACATACTAAGACCCGAATCCAAAAACTCGGCAACGTATGTCTGCAGTTTTTTAGATTTAATAGTGTTACCTGTGAGTTTCACCTTTCCCTTATCCGTGAGTAGAGCGTAGTTTTTACGGGCAACATTAATTGTTGCCGGCCATTGTCCATCAGTATCAAGACCCATTTCATCTCTCATAAACAAATCATTATACTCCGCAACATCAGCTTCAGACCCCGAATATTCTTTATCCTTCTCAACCAAACCGTTTAATCCTTTTCCTATGTATGTGTGCGAATCACGACCTTCAGGAACTGAGAAGTTAACACCATCAGTATCCATAACGAGTGGTTCATACCCTCTCTGCATAAACCACATAATCATCTGTCTAAGGTATTGTCTACCCGTACAAGTAATTTGTTCACCCATATCCATGTCACCCCACGGAAATACATGTGGGGCGGACAACGAACCAAAAAATGCGTTAATAAAAATTTTAATAGGAAGTTGTTTACGGTTATATTGTGATGATAACTTAGGGTCGGTAGTATAATGGTCAGAAGCCAGTTTCTTGTACTTGATACGAGTATCACGGAAATACTTCAACATACTCTTCATCGCACCTGTAACGTCACACTTAGGGAATACATCGTGTACCAATTGAATAGAGGGGTATAGAGACGAGTAATCAAGTTTAAGTACATCAGTGGAGTACCCGACCTGTAATAGTCGTGAGAGACCCCCTGTAAACGAACGCTTGTCCCCTTTCTTTGGTATTGCAAGTCCGTGTTTGTACGACCAAGACATCATAATCATTTTCCATAGTGTCGCAGTTCCCATTGTGGAAAGTCTTTCGTATGTGGTAGGTACAAGTTTTGCAAGAAGGAAGTTCGCTTGATTGAACTCCTCATCAACAACCATAGTTTCCCAAATATCGTCATATAGGTATCTTTCGATGAGATACTCTCCATTTACTTTTTCGTAATGACCAGGAAATCTTTCCATAAGGTTTTCTGTGCCAGGTGAACCCATTTCTTTATACCCGCCTGTTTTGGGGTTGAAGTAATAGTCTTTGTTATCGAAATAGATTTTACCAATCTTATCACCCTTAACATATACACGGTTTTCTTTTTCTGCTCCGATAAACTGGGTGATATACTTAAGACCCCAACTTTTGATGTCCGAGTTAATGGCTTGAGCTCGTCTGACTGCATGTGCAATATCTACGATATTATACCCCCACATCATCGTTTGGGTATAGTCCTCCATCTCGTTGGCCAACTTGAGCATCCCGTTCTTTTGTCTTAATGTTTTTTCAGGGTTTAAGGTTTTCGCCACTTTATTTATATCTAAACCGAGTATAGTTGCACGAGTCAATATAAAAGGAAAGTCGAAAAACGCGGAGTTATATCCCCCTATAAGTGTTGGTTTTAGATAATTTATAGTATTAAAGAAGTCGATTATCATTTGTTTTTCTTCTTCTTCATTTTGGGCGGATATAACCTTTTCAAACCCTCGATTGTCTTTCATACCGATAAGGAACATTTTATTCTTTGTCGCATCAAGACCTGTGGTTTCGATGTCGAATACAAATCGGTGAACCTCATCATACTCGTCGAACCCCTTAAACAAACGTTTTTGCTTTTGACACAGATATTGTTCTACTGGTGATAATATTGCGATAGCGTTTGTATTTTCTCTATCCCATGGGTCTAATCCACCCATTTTAAAAAAGTTTACGAGGTTAGAGTAAGTTTTGGTTGTTTTAACCATATACTTTAGACCTTGTTCCATTCTTTCATCGCCACGAGTGTCTAACTTTTCGATGATAATACCATGTTTGGACATGGCTTCCTTTTGTGCATATTTGGAACCGTTATAAAAGTTCTTACCTTTTAAGTCTCCAACCCATGCAAACGGGATAAAAGTTTCTGATTTAATTTGTTTTCCTTTTAGTGGGTCTTGAATGACTTTAAAAATCTTATTAGACCTGTAGTCGTATTCTAACGCTACAATATACTTTTCTTCATCCTCTCCGTGGAGGAATTGTTCAATTTCTTCTTGAGATACCATAATTTTAATTTTTACACTTGAGATATTATCCTCATATCGTAATGATATGATTACTCTTAGTATTGATTAAAGTATATGGATTTTTTAATGGAGAGTCAATTTATATTAATGAATAACTTTTCTCTGATTGGACATATTAAGTCCCCATCTTTTGTTGTGATTGTAAACTCACCTATAAATCTACCTGACTGATTAGTGTCTCTTAAAGACCATTTGTAGTATATGTAATACTCTTTTGGTGAGTCGGGGCTGTTTAATAATTTTTCGGTTATAAACGCATTGTTCATAATAATTTTTTGTGCCCCGTCCGATTCTCGTTTCATGGAAAATCTTATAGATGCATTAACTAAATCCTCATTAAATTTTTTATAATTGTCAGTTCTACCGTCATTCACCACTTCCATAGTAAGTATGGGTAATTCACTATTATTTTTAATAAAAAATTCCATTTAACAACCCGTTACTGTTATTTGTCCTGCGGACCCTTCAACATCATTATAACCATACCAGTAACCACCGTTGGTTCCTGCGGAACTAAAGTTTACAACTATTGTTGAAACGTATGCTCCATTATTATCGACACCATCAGACGACCCTAATGCGTCTGAACCATCGGGTTCAGATTCTGATGATATATTATATTGGTCAGCCATCCAAAACTGTGTTGTCGAGCCACTACTACATACGTGGAATTGGTACTCAACTCCACATTCTAACGTTAAATCAGGTTCAACCTCACCGTTAATGACCCATTGACCACTACCGTTTAATTGTACGTTATATCCTACAATACCACTACCTAATCCATCATAATCACAAGTACCATATAATTCTACTGCCATACCACCTCCACAATCAGTAAGCGTATAAATCGTTGTGCCCGATTCTGAAGTGACCGCCATATATAATTCTTGACTTGCAAATGCCGGAGGAACACAGTCTTCATTAAAACTTGATTGTGTATATGTGGTACATTCTCCCCCCTCAGGAAATTGAACCTCAACACACGAACCCACAGTTGTGGGTAATCCCGATAAAGTAGGAATTGAAATTGGACAATCTAATAACGTACTACCAAAACCAAGGTCATTTATTGAACTGCAATTTATTAAATCGCAGATGCTCTGATATGCTCCTGACCCTACTGTAGACATATAACCTAAGAATACGTTCACATCTTCCAGCGGGTCACCGACAGAGATGGTGTCTATATTTACCTCCACACATGGTGGTGGAGTTGGTGTTGGCGTTACAGTAATACTTGGCGTTATACTTGGTGTTATAGTAATACTTGGAGTTATAGTTGGGGTTACAGTAATACTTGGTGTTATAGTTGGTGTAACTGTAGTTGATGGGGTGATTGTTGGTGTTATGGTAATTGACGGAGTAATGGACGGAGTAGTTGTCGGTGTTGGTGTTGGTGATGTAACGTATGTTACTCCACTACACGCACATCCCGTATCCCCAGAAATATAATATTGTACACAACTTTCATCTGCACCAAAACCCACGGGATTAATAACCAAAGGGAAATCCTCATACTCAATATCGTTAGCAACTAATTGCCATGATGTTGGGTCACAGTTACTAACAAATACATCATAAGTACTTATGTTTGGTATCTCACTTCCTAAATTTATTGTTATTGATGGCATATTCTATAAATATTTAAATTATGAACAACAGTCACCTCCACTGTAATTCCATGAAGATGGATTTGCGTTTGGTCCTTGGCTCGTAACTGTTATGGTTTCAGGAATTATACATTCGTTTATGGTTGTACTACCACCGCCCTGTATAGTTAAACTTTCAGTACCCCCGTCACATAAGTCATAACTAAATGCTAAGTTATACCCTAACCCTACTTGGTTTGTGTTGTTTATTGTTACACCGGTACAAGATTCAACGAAGTTAATCTGACCATAGTTTGTTAAACTATCTTCTTGACCATACCAATAACCTCCATCTGTACCGTCAGAATTGAAGGTCACACTTATAGTACCAAGGTTCTCACCATTATTAGTCACTCCATCAGACACACCTAACGCCCAGTCATTTGCGGGGTCGGTACCGGCTTCGTCA